CTGCGGCGGGAGCGTCAACGGAGACAGGCGTTAGGAACAGCGTGCGCTCGGCCTCGCGGCGGCGCACCAGCCCCTTCATCACCTTGCCGCCAGCCTTGTTCCACAGGAGGATCGCGTTGGCCGCCTTCACCTTGTCGCCAGCGTTGAAGTAGCGCAGGGCAGAGGAGCGCTTGAACGCGCCGGACCCGATGTTGTAGGCGAGCGAGACGAAAGCCCCAAACTCGTTCTCATTGATCGGCTTGGTAATTGCGCCAGTGATTTCGACGGCGAACTTCTCCAAGCCTTTGTGGAGATAGTATTCTGCCTCGGCCTCAGTGATCTCTTCGCCCTCAACCACTTCGAGGCCGACGCCAGCGCGAGAAGTGGTGCCGTAGCCGATGGTCCAGACGCCAGCCGGGCATTTGTAAGCCTTGGCGCGGAAGCCCTCGAACTCTTTGACCAGATCGACGGTTGCTTGGTTAATCATTTGTTGCGAAGCCTCTCTTCAAGGTGCTGGATGGTGACGGCCTGCGCGGCAACGGTCGCCTGCAACTCGGCCATCTCACGGAGCAGCTTTTCTTTCTCTGCGACGAGCTGGTTCACTTGGTCAGCCAAGCGGTCAACCTGAACCTTCAGCGTCTCACGAAATTCATTCTTGTCGGCATTGTCAGCCGCTCTGGCGTCGTGGGCCAGCTTAGACTTGTTCTGCATCCAGCCCCAAAACCCCGCGCCGCCAACAACGGAGATTAGTGCGACAACAATCGTCACTAATTGGTCATTCATCACCAATCCCCATTTTCTTAAACTCCATCATCTGCCGAGAGCATAGGTTCGCCAGATAAAAGCCCCACGCCACTAGCACTATAACTACCATATAATGCGACTGGGTGGCACCTCTTAGGATGTCTGCATCACCCGTAAACATCATGGCCTTAGACGTATAAATTGCGCCAACAATCAAGGCGACCATCGTGCTGGCGAGGATCAGCGCCTGCTTCTGCTTTAGCGTCCCCCAAACCGTCGCAGCGAACACCAAAGCGCCGAGCATCTTCCACGCTGTCGCCAGAAGCTGCCAAGACCCCTCAAGCGAAAACATGCCTGACACAACCACCGTCCAGACGGCATACATCAGAAACTGCGCTGGCCCTGCGGCATACCAAACTGCTTCGAGGGTGCGGCGCAGCTTCTGTGTCATGTCTTGCGCCCGTGCTGGAATAGCATGATGGCCGACAGGCTGGCGAAGTTGTAGATCGTCCAGACGTTATCCATGACCGACCCGAGGGCTGGCACGCCGCGAATGACGCTGCTGATCCATCCGATCTGCGCGACTGGCAGCGCAATGAAGCAGACCAATGCAAGTGCATTACCTAAGCGCGCCTCGATCGTCTCCGCCTTCGGCAGTCTCACTGCCATGATGCCGCCAGCGATGGCGATGCCAATCGGGATCAAATCAAGACCGCCACTGAACTTCTGAAGCCACGAAAGATCCATGTCACGCGTCCTTGATCTTAAAAGCGTTCCAGTCGCCGCTCATCAATTTCTTTTTAGCATATTCTGCGAACTCTTTCGACCCGATTGCCGCTCCGCATTCGCGCGCCCAAGTCTCGGCCACCACCAGCGGGATGGAGCCGATCTTGCGGACGCGAGCCGCGCCGAACATGCTCGGATTGACCTCTGCCTCGTGTTTGTTCAGGTCGATCAGCGAGCGCACGTCCTGCTGGCGGTTGATGTGGATTTTGCCATCAACAAGGTCGAATTTCTCGTTAATGGTCCAGTCAGTCTTTAGCATTGAACACCTTCTTGGCGATCTTTACGGCCTTCACCTCTTCGGCAAAGCCGTTGGCAATCATTGCCTCGGCGATTGCGTCGTCCAGATCGGCTTCGTAGCCGAGGCCGCGCGAGTGTCCGTCAATCCAGACGCCACGGTCGGTAGTGAGTTTGGTCTTCATGTCCTGCCCCTTGGTTAAAGCAGCGGGGGCCGCCGAAGCAGCCCCCGCCTAGTCAGATTAGAGCGCCGGGTTGATGTCGGCGATCACACCGTGACCCGCTTCGGTGTCCACCTGCAGACCGTATTCCACCGAGATGAGCGTGCGGTCGGAGTGACCAGTGCGCGCCAGCGGCTTCTGCTTGGTGGTCTGGAGGTAAGCCACGCGTGCGTAGTTCGGGTCGAGAACGAACACGTCGCGCGAACGGATGAAGCGCGAGGGAACGATCTGCAGTTCGCCGAAGTCGGACACGTAGAGGTCAACGGCTGCGACCACTTTCTTGTCCGAGATGTCACGGTAGCGGGTGGCCGCGCCAGTGAACGTGGACGAGATTTTCTGCTTCACGCCCGAGCCGCAGAGAACCATGGTCGGTTCTGCGCCTGCGTTCCAGCACGAAGCGATCACGTCCTTCAGCATGGTTTCCGTCAGCGCGCGGAGCGTGCCGTCGGTTGCCGCTGCGTTCGGGTAGCCAGCGGTGGAGCCGGACAGGGTGCCCGATGCGCCGCCAGTGCCACGCGACACGTTGGAGCGCAGGAATGCCGACAGCGATGCAGTTTCGCGCGCGGTGCCGGAGGCGCCTGCGACGGCTGCGTTGTTGTCGCCAACAATCATCTGCTCCATGTCACGCTTCAGTTCGCGCAGCTTGTAAGCGATTTGCTTCGCCTTACGCTGTGCGTCGCCTGCGCCGTTCACGCTTTCGGCGGTGTCCGAAACGTCCACGACCTTATCCGAAATCTGGGTGAAGTTACCCAAACGGGTAGCATTGGTCGGTGCGTCGTTGCCGGGAGCTGCTTCGCCTTCGATCACACGGTTCGAGGTCGATGCTGCCGCGAGCGAGACGACGGGCCACTCGAAGTAGGTGTTCGTGACCGACTTGCGGCCAACGGACGACATGAAGGGGGTTTCAGTCGGCGAGATCGAGATCAGCGCGTCCTGAAGGTCTTCGCGGATGGTCGAAACCGAGTAGGTTTCGTTGGTATTTGCAGTAACGCCCATTGGTGTTCTCCTTTATGGGGTTCAACTCAGAAGGAATTTGGCAACGTCATCAACGCTACCAGTGGCTTTCATCCGAGATGCGACTTGTTTCGCCTGCTTCGCCTTTCCGCTCGTCGCCGACTGCTTCGCGCCGGGCTTTACGACCGGACGGGCTGCCTCGACCTTCTTCTGCGCTTCGCCACGAGCCGCCATCATCTGGCGATACTTCATGGCGTCATACAGAACGCGGACTGCACGGCTATCTACCATCGTGGCAAGTTCATCCGGATCGAAACCGTATTCTTGCCCGGTGGCGAGGACTGCGTCACGGACCCTCGGAGCAAGCTCCTTGTCCGCAAACTCGGGGATAGCCTGCTGCAGCTTCTGCATCTCTTGGGCCAGTTGATACTGCAACGCCTGTTGCTGCATCTGTTGCTGGCGCTGAGAGAGCGCTTGCCACTGCTGCACGTCTTCCTGCCACGCGGCCATGTCCTCGTCATACTGAAGTTTGGCGTCCATGTAGCCAATTGGATCAGAGTTGAAGAGTTCACGGCTCGGCGGCGTCGGCTGACGCGGGATACCCCCAGCCTCTAGCTGTTGGCGAAGTGCGGTAACCTGTTGCACCTCTTGCTGCAGTGCCCCGTAAATTGCCTCGACCTCCTTGCGGCCTTCGGCGACTTGGCGCATCTGCGATTGGATATACTCCTGACCCGAATAGCCCCGTTTGAGTTCCTCAAGGGTGACCTGCTTAGATTGTCCGTCCACCTTTACGGTGTGGAGTTGGGTAGCTGGTTCTTGATCGACTTCGGTCTCTTCGTCGTCTTCGACATCCTCGGCGTCTTCGGCGTCATCCTCTTCGGCTTCCGCCTCTTCCGCCTCCGCTTCTTCCTCCGAATAATCCTCTGGCTCCTGCTCGGCGGCGTCGGCTTCCAGAGTTTCCTCTTCGGGTTCCACGGTTTGCTGATCCAAGATCAGCGAAGTTGCGGCTTCAAAGTCATCCACCGCCTGAACTGCAGTCGTGTTAGCCACGGTGCTGCGCTCCTATCGTTTACGACGTTCCGCCATTTTGCCGTCAGCCACGAAGGCTTCGAGCTTGGTGCGGAGTGCGTCTAGCGCCCGGACCATCCGGTGCGCTTCCATGATGTCCTCTTGCGAGGAATTGGGGTAAGTAAATACCCCAACTGCATCATGTTGTATCATGTCGAAGGCCGAACGCAAAGTCTCGTCATTGAGAAGGCGTTCGGCGTTCATTTTGCGTTGTTCTGGCGTCAACGAATAACTCCATTCTGGTCACGCGGCGCGTTCTGCTCTGCCTTGATGAGAGCCTCGCCCGCCTTGATGCCATACTTAGCGAACAGCTCGGTGTTCTGCAGCGCCAAGTCCTGAGCCATCTTGTCCCGCTGCAAGTCCTGATCGACGCGCATCTGTTCCAGCTTGCGGAGGTGGTCGGCTTGCGCCTTCTGCATGTCTAGCTGGGCGCGCTGGGCGTCCGACTGCATCTTCACCTGAGCCTTCATCTGCTCGGCCTGCAGATAGGCCGCGTTCGGGTCTGCCTGCTGTCCCTGCGCCGCCTGTGCGGCCTGCTGGGCAGCCGCCATTAGTTGCTGCTCGATCTGCGGGTTCATGGGGTTGAAGTAGCGCTCCGAGTTGCGGATACCCGCCGCCGCCATCATGTCAGACAGCGTGTTACGAATGCCCGTCAGGGAGACGACGCCGTTGGTCGGGCCGTAAGCCTGCCAGATTTGCATTTGCAGGCCGAGAACCTCGCGGTATGCCAGCGCACGCTCCTCCTCGCGGCCAGTGCCGAGGCCGACATTCACGCTCAGGTCCATAGACGTATCCCAGACGCGCGGATCGACAGGCTGGAACATGCCGTTCAGGCGCATCATCTGCTGGCCGTCTGCGTGCTTCACAGTGAGGCGCAGGAGGAGGCCGAAGAGGCGGCGCATGCCGCCCTCTGCCAGATTGCGCGCCATCACCTCGATTTGCCCCGCAGCGGCTTGGATGGTGGCCGTCACGGCTGCCTTGGTGGTGGACTGCAATGCGTCCGGATCGAGGCCAGCCGAAGCGCGGGTGACGCCCGTCTTCTGCTCCACGAGGCCGTCCATATACTGCAGCGCGCCCATCGTCTGGCCCGCCGTAAACGGAACCTCATACGGTTGCACCATGCCCGGAGCGCGCTGGCGGATCACTGCGCCGATCTCGTTGTTGAGAACGTCGTCAATGTTTACCTGCCCCTCAACCACGCCGATGCGCGGGTTGTTGGTCATTGCCACGTTGTCGAGGATGCCGCGCAGCATGGCCGTCGTGGCGTCTTGGTCGTCAATCGTGATGTCAGCCAGAGATCGGCCAAGCATGGAATGCGGCTCTGGGTCAATCTCGAAGATTGCGTAGGGGATCTCGTCGCACGGCTCGACCATCAGCAACTTGTATTTAGAGCCGCCGAGGATCGCACGGTGCAGCGTCGGGACGCCCGTGCCTTCTGCGTCGATCCGCATGTAGGCTTCCGTGACCATGACCTTCTTCATGGATGGGTCGGTGGCGTTCTCGTCGTCGTTCGGGTTCATGGAGTAGCCGCGACGGGCCTCCTCTTCCTGAGCGACGATGGTGTCCGTGTCGGTCGAGCTATCCAGATCGACAACGTCGTCAAACTCGAAGCCCATCGCCACCAGATCGCCGACACGCATGTCGGTGCGCTGGCCGCAGACGTAGCAGTCATCAATCGAGCGGGCGTTGCGGTCGAAGAAGAACTCTTCCGGCGGGATGCTGTCCACGACAATATCGCCAGCGTAGGACGTGCGGGCGATCTTAACGTCGTGCGTGGTGACGGGCGGCTGCGCCATCACCATGTCCGGCGTCTGCGCTTCCATGGCCTCTGTCGTGGCCGTGTGTTCGAGAACTTGAATGTCAGGGTCCATCATCAGGGCTTGGAACTGCATGTCGTTCAAGCCGCTGTAGGTGTAGACCTTCGTGGACTTCTTTTCCTCGTAGTAGGCTTTGACGACGCCCATTTTCTTGATGAGTGCGTCGTGGAAGGCGTCCGAGAGGATGCGGTAGCCGCCAAGCTCTTGGAACTTCCAGTGCATGTAGGTGGTGGCCTGATCGGCCAGCAACACGTCCTCCGGGCCGCGCGGGATGTATTCCACGAACTTCGAGGAAGACAGGAACACACGCATGAGCGACGGCTTCACGGCACGCACTGTATCGCGCACTTTGGTCGAGACGACCCGGCTGCGACCTTCCTCGTATCCGAGATCGCAGTCGCCGTCGAAGTAGCGCTGCGCCCGGATACGGCCCTCACTGACATCGCTCTCAATGAAGTCGATGGCATCCTGCACGGCGACCGAGAAGATGCTCTCGATCTCGTCATCGTCCAGCGGCTGTGGGCCTTCCATGCCTTCGTCTTCGCCCTCTGCGGCGTCTTCCATCTCGTCAAGGATGTCGCGGATGTCTTCGTCTGCGATGCGGTCTTCAGGTTCCATCGTTTATCCTCATTCAGTTACTACTGGAACTGTCGATAGCGCACCCGCACTAAACAGTTGCTCAATGATCTGCTGCGCGCGCGTCTTGTCCTGCATGTCACGAGCGCCTCGGAGAAGAACATTAACCGCCGCATCGCGCTCGGCCCCCTGCAGAGACAGGATGCGCCCGATGTCGCGGTTCAGCGTGCTTCTAGCCGTGCCGAAAAGAACCTCGTCAATGACGCGGTTCACGGGAGCAGAAATTGCCTTGTTGAGACGCTCTGTGATGGTAGGAGCGCTTTCAGCGCCCATCTCCCTAGCCGATGCGAGGTCGGCAGCCGCTTGCTTGCGGAACTCTGTCTGTGATCCAGAGAGAACTTCGCTGCGCGTCGAGGAGAACTCAGCCTCTGCCTTCAGACGGCGCATAAGTGCTGCGGCATCCTGATCACCCAAAATCAAACGCAGCTTCTCAGCATTCCAAGACTTGTCAAATGCGCCCCATGCCGCTGGAGCGTCGTTGCGGCTTGTCCCCATGAGGGCGGCAATATATTCTCGGCTTCCTTTCTTGAAGGCCTCTTTCTGGGCGTCAGTCATGCCTGACAACTTAACCTCAAGCTCTTTGGGCGACATAGCCGACATTGGCCCGCCGGAGAATACTTCACGGCCTTCATCAATCGACCTTTGGATAGCAGATGCGTCAGCCCACCCAGCGCGTGCCTGAGCGTATCCGGGAATTTGGTCAAGCCGCTGGTCAAACTCTTCAAGCACGTTCTTGAGGATTTTCCCCTTTTCGCCTTGCCCAGCCTTGAATGCCTCTTCTTTGGCGTCGCTAAGGGCAGCGCGAGCGTTGTGCAAGCGGAGGGCAGAGATTTCGCCCTCTTGCCCGATGTCACGCAGGGCGCGGCCTAGTGCCGCCCTGACGGGGCCAGACTGGTCTCGTGCCGCAATAGTTATGCCGCTGCGGAGGGCGTC